AAAAAAAAGGGAGCACCCAAGTTAAAGGGTACTCCCTAAGAGTTACCTTACTTCTATAGACCTTGAAGTAAAGCTACAGCACACGCAGGGCGCAACACGTTGTGTCCCATTGCATACTTAGATACCATCAATGTACCTTGTCTGTTGATCTGGTACTCAGACTCAACGGAAAGATCCATCAACTTACAGGTAGCGACTGCATCTTTAGTCATTACCAATGCACGTACACGTAAAGCAACATCAGACATCTTAGCTGTCTTACGAGCTACAGCCGAAGAACCAGTTGAACCTGTGTTAGTTACGTGAGTAACCCATGCAGCATGGTTGTCATTACCAACATCATACTGTGTAGTTCTTCCAGAACCTACAGTACTAGCTAGTGGTTGATGATCGCCCCAAGCTGGATTAATGCTTGTCTCATGGACAGCCGCATCTCCTGCTGAACCTTGAGTCCACAAATCAGAAGTCCACGTAGTTCCTGCTGTATTACTATAGGAACCTAAGTGATTCGTTACGTACACAGGCATACCTAAGATTGTAGGTACTTGTCCTGTTGCAACACTTCCTGATCCACCAATGTCACGATTAAAGATAGCCAAGTCATTCAAGTTACTTGAACCTGAGATCTTGAACATATCGTAATACATGTCATTAGACATCACTATAAATGGATCACCCGGAACATTCTTATTAGTAAGAATACGCTTGGCATCCATAATTGCTTGAGCAATCTTCTTAGGATCACGAATACTAGAAGCAATCGAACTTGTAGTAGTCTCATCCCCACCAACAACTACATTACCTGAGAAATCTTCGTCATCAAATGCTGTGTAGTCTTGGATTGTAGGTGCTCCCGTTGAAAGGGCAGCCATAGCAGAACTCTCACAAAGAGCCGCTTTAATACCGAGTCGAAGGATGTTTTGGTCGGCAACTTTACCGAGTCCAAATCCTGCTTCTTGGGTGTATACTGAGCGTATGTCATAGTGTGACATAGCTTCGTCAATGTTCGGTACAAACTGAGCATTAACTAAGAGGTCGTCAACTGAGACAATCCGTTCACCTTGCTTTGAAGCTGTTGGAACTATCTCTGCTCCCGGTGTATGATAAGCCGCATCACGATACTTACCAGTCATCGGAAACTGTGCTGACTTACCTTTAGAGATCGTGCGGACACGATGTAAAGGCATCATTATATTCTTAGACTGAAAAGCCGTAAGCACCTCTCCTGCATACAACTTCAGAAATAACGCTCTTGCACTTCCAGAAGCATTACTTACACCAGACCTATGAATAGCTGAATAATCAGTAGCCATTTTGTTTTTCCTTGATTAAGGGTTATTTGGTTTAATAATTAAATAACTCAGAAATCTCAGTCTCACAAAGGTCAGTACAGAGTTATCCCACGCATGGGGCAAAGCCTTACTGTTTGGTCTTGTCTTTGATTACTTTGTTAAAATAGGGAAGAGTTTTGCAACCTCCCTGCGACCTGTGCTCTATAAGCAGGGTCGGACTCATACCTCGGATCTTTCATAGCCGAAGTAACTTGTGCTAGTGATTCATAACGTGGCTCAATAGACACATTAGTATCACCTGACATTAACGAAGGCATTGCACCTTCAGATTGCTGGTAACGAGCGTAGACACCTGAGACTGCTAATTCTGTTGTAGCATCTAAGTTCTCTATTTGATTATTAAAGGTCTCTATCTCTGTTGGGTGCATGTTATTTTCCATCCACGACAACATTTGATTGTAACCTTCTTCACCACCAGTCAAATTGTAAATCTGTTGTATTGATTGGGCTTCTCTTGCTTCTTGTCCTTCAAGCCATGAGTTCACCATCTCATTAGGAATACCAGCTTCTTCCAGAGCCTCATACGCATCTTTAGATAGCCCGCCTGTCTCATTTAATTCGTTTTGAAATGTATTAAAATCCAACCCTCTTTCTTCAAGTAGTTGGTAGACTTGTGAGGTGGTCTGTTCTCTTATCTCTTCTGCTTCTTGAGACTGTTGGAGAGTTTGGTTCTCTTGTTCGTACTCTTCTTGAACATTAGAAAGTTTTTGTTCTAGACTTTTGTATGCTTGTGCTAACTCTTGTGGTGATGAGAATTTATCCGGTAACCATTCCGGTTTATCTCTTACTCCTGCTGTTGGAGCTTCGTCTGATAGACCTACATCACTAGGTTCAATAGGTGTTTCCACCTTTGCAAGCATTTCGTGTATATGTTCTGGTGTCCCTGCTGTATTAGCACCTTCACCTTGATATGTGTTTACTTCTTCTGTGGACATGTTTCCTTTTTAGTGTGTGTGTTTAAGCATTTCCACTCATCTGTGATGCCATTGCTTGCTGGATAATCTCAGCCATCTCAGGATTATCTTTCATACCATCTGCCATACCTTTAGTGATATTAGGTACTGATCCCTTAACAACATCACTCATCATCTGAGCTTGTTGAGCTTCTTGCATTTGAGCTTGTTGAGCTTCCTGTGCTTGAGCTTGTTCCTGTTGTATTTGTTCTTCAGATTTAATTAGTCCACCTGTGTCTATACCAAGTGAAGCACCTAGTCTATCCATATAGTCATCCACATTTAATTTCTGTGCGATAATGTCTGCTCCAAGAGGAGCTAGGTATTCTAGGAACTGTGCTAACTTAGTAAGGTCTTGACCTCTTCCTAGTGCTTCTAATCCAGTAACTACTTGAGGCTTAACTTTCCCTTTAGGGAAGTCAGGCATCTTCTTTTGCTTGATTAGTTTCTGTAGTATTAGGTCAATTAAGGGGAGTTGAAATTCTTGAGAGAGAACAGAGTAGACACCACCTAGAGCACTCTCTAGTTCCTGTGCCATGAAGCGCACTTCTTCTGCTGTGACTCTTTCAGCATTTCTTTGTACTGAGGAATTGAGTAGGAAAGCCGCAGATAACCTATCTCTAATAGAGTTCATTGTTTCTAATGCAACCCTAAAGTCGTTAAACTTATCCAGTTGTAATGTAGAAACATCATTTGAATCACCTTGTACTATAGCACCACTCGGTGCCTCTGCTACTGTTTTAATTCTTGTAGTACCATTGGGTCTAACTAAGAATAGGACTTTAGCCGCAGCCGCAGATCCTTCTACAATAGCCTGTGTCAAGGCTTCTAGGGATCGAATGTCTCCTAAGTATTCTTCTACGAGACCTCTCCCATACGATTCTCCATCTACCCTACTAAAACGTAAGGCAATGAAGGGGTTCTTATCAATCTTATATTTTCCGTATGACTCAGGTATAGGTGTTGTTCCTATTTCCTGATGTACATGCCAGTACTTCTCTTTGTTACATATATATGTATATAGCTCATAGGGCTTATCAGGAGTTTCAGGGGTTAACTCCTCTGGTGAGGGAAGCCCCAGAGCTAATCTCGCTTGTGGTGAAATAGTCTTTGCACTAAGTGTCTCTTTAGTTATTAGGTACAGGAGGTTCCCCATTGGATCACGTTTGCAAACATATCTATCCAAGTGGAATACTCTCATCCCTCCTTCTTCTGGAAGGTATAGAAGGCAGTTACCTGTAACTATTAAATGTTTAAGAGCTTCAAATACTGGTACTCTGTATGCACTAGTTTCTATCTCATTCATAGCAGACCTCTCTATACGAGAGAATCCTTCTTCTACTGATCCCCTTTGTTCTGGGTCTCCTGCTAACTCTGCTAAATCAAAGTCATCTATAGTAAGTCTAAAGAAAGGTGAATTAGGTGGGAGTAATGTAAGTAGAAGTTTACTAGCTAAGTGGTTAACTCCTCTGGAACCTATGCTTTGAAATGGGGTTCTATATACAGTAGAAAAGTTTGCTCCTGAGTCTGGGAGTAGAGAAGGGATAGTTAGTTTAGCGCACTCCCTCCCTCTGTTTAGGTATGTTTCTCGTTCCCCAAAAGCTCGCTCATACAAATTAGCTAGTTGACCTATGGGTAACTCTTCTACTTTGTTTTTCATTAGACTTTCATCTTTCTAACTTTTAATCGGTCTTTCTTTGTGTTAAGTCTCGTTTTCTTACCAGTATCAAACTTTTTACCTGATTCTCCTACTTTAGAGTCTTCCTTAACACCGCTATCAGATCCCATTGCGGCTACGTCTGCTCCTGTACCTCCGCCACCAACTGACTCTTTATCCTTACCTCTTCCTTTATCCCAAGCAGTTTTTACTCCAGTTGCTACCTTAGTGGCAAGTCCTTTAGCATCAGTTGTAGCATCATGTAATCCAGTTCTAGCGGCAGTAGTAACCCCATGTACATT